GAAAATGGCTCATTCTTAGATGGCGGCGTTGAGTTTGCTATCGAAACAACTACAGCAAACGGCGTTGTAATCTACACAAACGTTGAAAATGCTTATATCCGCTACACTTCTAAAGTAACTGACACAACACGATTCACTGTTGAATTTGTTGATGCACTGGCTTACCTATTAGCAAGTTACTTAGCTGGCCCAGTCTTAAAAGGCGAGATGGGAATGAAGATTGGCTTGGATATGTTGAAGATGTTTAAAGTTGCTATGGCTGAAGCTGCGGCAGCTGACGCAAATGGCAGCAAACCTAAGATCAATCATGTGCCTGACTTTGTACAGGCGCGTGGCTTTAACAGCACAATTCAAGATGGATGGATCCAACGATAATGTGCATGGATAATCAAGCGGCTATGGTAAACCCACAGCTTAAAACAATGCCTGATTATGGAAAGTTTGATCCTGAAGGTAAAGACTATGACTACAAAACAGCGATGGCTGCTGGTCTTGGCCCTGACGGAACTGGTGAAAACAAAGGTCATTGGGGTTCTGTAACAATGGCTAGTGAGGCAGACAAGAAGAAGTTTGGTTTGCCTGACGAAAGTTATGTTGTATTAAAGGGCAGATCTCACCAAACGTGGGATAAAGCAGTCAAAGGCGAGGCAGATCGCGGCTTTGAAATTAAAAAATATGGCAATCGGTATTATTCTATTCCAGCGAGTAAAAAATAATGGGCGTAAAAACACTTCTTAGATCTTTTGCTGGTGGCGAAATCTCGCCTGAGATGTTTGGCCGTATCGACTTAGATAAATTTCAAACAGGCTTAGCTACTTGCCGCAACTTTATTACGCTGCCACATGGGCCAGCGCGTAGCCGTCAAGGATTTAGGTATATCCTTCAGGCTAAATATGCTGACAAGAAGTGCGCTCTTTTAGAGTTTAGTTATTCAACCGCACAAACTTACACGCTTGAGTTTGGCGATCAGTACGTTCGCTTTCACACAAATGGCGGCACTTTACTTGAAACAGCAAAATCAATTACAGCTGCAACTAAAGCTTCAGCATGTGAAATCACTATTGCTGGCCACGGCTTTTCAAATGGCAATTGGGTATATATCAGCAGCGTTGGTGGAATGACTGAACTTAATGGCCGTTATTACATTGTTGCTGATGCTGCTACTGATACGTTTACGCTTAAAGATCTAAACGGCGCAGCAATCAACTCAACCAATTACACAACCTACACAAGCGGCGGTACCGCTGGTAGAGTTTACGAGGTAGCTACACCTTACCTTGAAGCTGATGTTGACGATTTGCATCACGTTCAATCAGCTGACGTACTTACTTTGGTTCATCCTAGCTATGCTCCGCGTGAATTAAAACGTTTAAGTGCAGCAAACTGGACGCTAACTACAATCAGCTTTGTGCCAAACATAGCAGCGCCAACAAGCGTTTCTGTTGCTGCTACTGTTGGCAGCGGCAGCACGACTTACACTTATATTGTAACTTCAGTTTCAACTACCGAGCTTGAAGAATCTGTTGCATCGGGTAGCGCAAGCGTAACAAACAACCTTGCAACTGCTGGCAACAAAAACACTATTAGCTGGACTGGTAACGCTGACGCTATTCGTTACAACGTATATAAAGAGCGTAACGGATTGTATGGCTACATTGGTCAAACTGACGGCTCAAGCTTTGTTGACGATAACATTGCAGCTGACGTAACACGCACGCCGCCTGAAGCTGACAATCCTTTTGACGCAACAAACAAATATCCTAGCGCCGTATCTTACTTTGAGCAGCGCCGTTGTTTTGCTGGATCTAACTTGCTACCGCAAAACTTATGGATGACGCGATCAGGTACAGAATCAAACATGAATTATTCGATTCCTACGCAAGATGACGATGCAATTACGATCCGTATTGCTGCGCGTGAAGTAAATCGTATTCGACATATTGTTCCTTTATCTGACTTGATCTTACTTACCACAAGCGGTGAATGGCGTGTATGGGCGCAAAACAGTGACGCTATTACACCAACAACTGTATCTGTACGCCCACAATCTTATAATGGCGCAAACAATGTGCAGCCAGTGGTAACAGGCAACTCTGTTGTTTATGTTCGCAATCAATCATCACGTTTGCATGAGCTTTCATACAACTGGGAAAGCAATGCGTACAAATCTGATGACGTATCTATCATGGCTCCGCACTTGTTTGACGATTATGAGATTGTTGATATGGCCATTACCAAAACACCAGTGCCTATTATTTGGTGCGTGCGTGACGATGGCAAGCTGCTTGGCCTTACTTACATGCCAAATCAAAAGGTATTTGCATGGCATATTCACGACACTGATGGCTTGGTTGAATCTATATCAGCTATTTCAGAAAACAATGTGGACGTACTTTATGCAAGCATTAAGCGCACAATCAATGGCAACACATTAAGATACATTGAGCGATTGGATATTCAAGGCACAACAGAGCTTGAAGATGTTTTCCATGTGGATTCAGGACTTACTTACGAAGGCACAGCAACTACAACCATTAAAGGATTGTGGCATTTAGAAAACAAATTGGTAAATATTCTTGCTGATGGAGCGGTTCATCCACAAAGGGTAGTTGCCAATGGTCAAATCACATTGCAGCAAGCAGCGGAAAAAGTGCATGTTGGCTTACCAATTACAGCTGATCTACAAACTTTGCCAATCTCACTTGAGATGGAAGCGTTTGCACAAGGCCGTCAAAAGAATGTAAACAAAGCTTGGCTGCGCGTGTATCGTTCAAGCGGAATTAAAGTTGGCCCTACGTTTGATAAGCTTACTGAAGTTAAGCAGCGCACTACACAGCCTTATGGATCTCCACCTGAGCTTTTATCTGAAGAAGTTTCAATAATGCTTACACCTACATGGAGTGATGGCGGTCAAATTTGCGTGCGTCAAACAGATCCGCTTCCATTATCTATTCTTTCAATGGTGATTGATGTTGCACTAGGCGGCTAGTGTTCGGTTAAACAACTATCATTGGGTTATATTCGAGCAATGATAATCCGTGACGCTAATATTGATGACGTTGTAATTCTTATTGAGCTTGGAAAGATTTTGCATAACGAGAGTGATCGTTATCGAAACATTAAGTTTTCTGAAGAAAAAGCATTTCAGGTCATCAGTAGTTTAATCAATATGGATAATGGTATCGTTGTTGTTGCAGAAGATCACAACGGAATTGTTGGCATGATTGGCGGAATGGTTGGCGAACATTTCTTTTCTCACGATCTTTATGCTTGTGAGTTTTCTGTATATGTTCACCCAAACAAGCGCGGCGCTATGGCATCAGTTAGAATGATAAAAGAATTTGAGCGTCAAGCAATTGCGCTTGGTGCAAAAGAAATGGTGCTAGGAATTAGCACTGACATTGATGTTGATAGAACGTCAAAGCTATATGGAAAACTTGGTTTTAACCAATATGGCGTAACTACAATTAAGAGGTTTTAATTATGGGAATGGAAACATTAGCGATTGCATCGCTTGTTATGACTGGGGCTGGCGTTGCAATGCAAGCTCAGGCAGCAGCAAATGCTAGTCAAGCTCAGAAAAACGCTTACGAATATCAGGCTGCCGTTTCTCGTAACAATCAAAAGATTGCTGAATGGCAAGCTCAAAACGCAATTGCACAAGGTCAAGAAGCTGAAATAGATCAGCGCCGTAAAATGGCCGCACTAAAAGGATCTCAACGAGCTGGACTTGCAGCCAAAGGTTTAGATATTAGCAGCGGATCAGCTCTTAATATTCTTACTGACACTGACTATCTTGGTGAACTTGACGTATTAAATATTCGCAGCAACGCCGAGCGACAAGCTTGGGCGCAGCGCGTACAAGGCAGCAACGAAGCTGCAAATGCAACACTTCTTTCAATGCGTGCTGACGCTGAGAATCCTTTAATGGCTGGAGCTGGCACTTTACTAACTGGCGCTGGAGCTGTTGCAGATCGCTGGTACACATACAACCGCCCTACAGTTTCAACTAAGACAACGTGAGATAGCTATGGCTAAAATTCCAACCTACCAAACAGGGCAAACACAAATTGCCAACCTTC